CATGTTGAACGCTTCTTTCCACTTCTCCATTGTGCCTTTGACGACTAGTTTTGCGGCAATATCTTTCGTAACGCTTGACGGGGGGCTGTAAAACACTCCGTCTTTTGTGATCTCTCGATCGCCAAGGATGAACTTGCTGTTCCCCTCTACCCAACCAAACTGAGTTCTCATGGTCTCTGCCTTTTTAATGTATTGCAAATTTTTTATAAAGAAAACAACATACCTTGCAAGTAATTCGTACTGTGCTTTGTGGGCTACAACTCCGTTGTGTGCCAACTGTTTGCGCAACTCATCAGGTGAAGAGATACCCATCGTAGGGATGCTGAACTCTCTGACACCATCGTGCGGTAAGTGCAAACGAAACAAAGCTATCTCGCCAAGCTCAGGATCGCGCATGCGCTTGACTACGTATAAGTCATGCTCGTACACAAGTTTCGGCTCGGCCTCGTCATCTTCGCTCTCAGGGCGAATGTAGACACCACCCTTCTTCCCACGAAAGAATGGAAACGGGTACTCTGGTATATGTTGTATCTCAACCTCACCGTCTGAATCTTCGACGGCATATTCGTTATCTTCTGCATCGGCTTCTTCAATCTCAACACCGAGCATGATGGGCGATTTAATTTTGCCTCTATGGATGCAACCCTCGCAACCTTGCGGATTGAGTTTTGCAAATGTCGCGCAGTGATGTGGGCCACCTTTGCTACGTAGGTTGTTAACTTTATTGTCAACTTCTACGGCATCGTAACCCTCATGCTGATTCGACAGTTTATGTGCGGCCTTGTCTCCGTCTACGCAAAAAGCTGCAATAGAAAGAGCGGAGCGCCACAGTGGTTCTTCAATATCGTTTTGGTTTTCAAAGCAGTGATTAAGTTGGGCGCACCCACCTTCACCCTTCATCATGATCGTCTTGAACCGCTTGACCTTGTTACCCATGAGTGCTTCCATCATCGGGCTCATTGAGCGCGGAATGAAATCAGGTACATCGTCCTTTGGTTCAGGCGCACCAAGCAAGTCTTTAACTTCTTGGTATGTCATGCGAGGCGTCAGTTCATTTAGTACTGTTACCTCTTTGGGCTCTTCCTGTTTGAAATTGAATGTGCCGGGGATACGCAGGATACGTGAAGCCTCAAATACTGAGGAGTCCACAATCAACCCTTGCTCAACGCACAACTCACGAAGCCTGTTGGCTAGTGGCTCCCACTCTCGGCGAGACACTGTTTCTTCTAGTAGCCAGTACGCATGTATGCCGTAACCAGAACTTACTAGTATTGGCCTTGGTAAGCCGACCGCAATGCAGAACTTCTTGAACTCATCGAGTCCGGTTTGCTGATCGAGATAGCCTTTGATAATGCCTTTTTTGTCGGGTACACCTTTGGTTGGGCCACAGTCAATGTCCATCCACAGAGCACGGAAGTATTTAGCATTTTCATGGGTGCGGTTGTTTAACGATCCGTACTTGGCGCATCCAAAGAATACGTCAATCTTGCGTTTAACAAACTGCTGCGCTAGCTCTTCAACCTCTTCCTTAGTATCTACAAAATTCTGGTCAGGATACTTACCAATCCCCATCACACAGTAGCGCCCTTCCGGTGGCAGTACCGTATTTAGCAGATCGAAAGATGACATGTTTTACTTTATTTGGAGGGTGGCTTGGGTACGGTTTATGTAATCGCTAATGGCTTCATCGTAGCTATGGTAGGGGGTAGCATCCCCCTTGAACCAATTGTAGATAGTCATCCGAGTTACCCCGAAGACTCCTGCAACTTCGCTAACGCTAATGTTTGCGCGGATACAAACACGACCCAAGGCCACACCCAAAGACTTGATACTTGCTTTTCTATTTGCGAACACCAAGCTTTGGCTGTAACCATAGGGCATATTAATCCTCGTCACTCCAAGCCTTCACCACAGAGTCAAGGTCTTTCTTAACTGTGGGTTTAGGTTCAGCTTTCTTCTCACGCTTAGTGGGTTCCTCAATCGGAGACTCAACTTTAGGCGCGGCGGCTTTTGGCGCAGGTGCTTCTAACTTAGCTTGCTTACCTGCCATGTCAGCTTGGTATGGTGTCATAACGACCATCTTCAGCACGTCAGGCTTCTTAGCTACTTCGCTAGTCACAGCGTACTGTGCTTTGTTAATGTAGCCAGTCGGCGTAAACAACACAGATTGGTTGTCGTTCTCTTCGTTGAAGCTGATCTGCGTAACAACGTAGTCCAAGCTCTTGCCGTTGTTGGACAAGTACTTAGAGTAGTTTTCAAAGGTGTGAGTGTTTTCACCCGCGCCTTCACCGAACAGTGACTTAGAAGCCAAGTTCATTTGATAGACTTCGCCTTCAAGTGAAGTACCGAAATCCTCTTTCAACACCATAGCGATACGGCGTGAGTAGCGGCAAGCCTTTGAGTTGCCCATGCCTGAACCTTTGATGTTCTGTTGGCAGTTGTCGCAACGCTCAGCTTGTGGGTTCTCTGCACCAGCATCAGGTGTACGACCATCATTAGAGAAGCAGTCGGGCGCAGTTGGCTCGGCATCGGGGCTCCATGCTTTTGCATAGAAGATACGACCCACGGCAGGGGATGCGTTAACGATGATGACGTCTAGGTTGCCCTTGACCTTTCCCATCTCTTCGCCGCCGACTGTCTTACGGAAGATTCCGTTTTTAGGCACGATGCGCTTGACGCCAGTCTTACCGGCGAGTTGTTTTGTAAGTGCGCTAACACCTGCAGTTTGCAGGAAGTCGGGCAAGTCTTCGTTGATGACTGTTAAGTTTGTCATTTCATTTTTCCTTTGAACGTCTAACTACCACGGAATAAGAATTCTCCACGTTGAGACCAGCGGGAAGAACTGTGGGATTCTCAGATAAAAACTCCTTCATGTTTGTTTGATGAAGTCTCTTCTCTAACAGGCCAAATGCACCATGATCTTCTATGAAGTCGTACATTGAATCCCAATCATTCGTCCAGTACCGTGACTTTACCGAGCGAATAATTGTGCCGTGTGGGGTGCGAATGCTATCAGCATTCATGTCTTTGCATACATCGAGCATCTGTGCTTCTAACACTTCCATCTGCTCTTTGAGATCGTTGTCTTCAGCTTCAAACATGCGCTTGTTGTCGGCACGCTTGTCTCTGATCTTGATATAGATTGTGGTCAGCTTGTCCAAATCTAAGGGGGTGACTCTATCCTTGACTTCTTCGTCCATCTAATTCTCCTAATGGTTAAGTGTGTGACAGTAGCAGTTCACATGAAGCAGTGTTTCGTCCTAACAACAATGGAGCGCATGTATCGGCGCTAACCCGATACCCACCACTGCCACACAAATACAAGTGTACTCTAACTTTTTACATTGTCAAGAGTTTCCGAAGAAATTTCTTGCTTGTACAGATCAATTACTTTTTGGTGGTTGTTTATGTTGCCCTGAAGCATCGTGTACATCTTGGCCTCGATAGGGCTACCCTTGATGTGCACCACAGTCATGTTGTTGACTTGCCCGGGGCGGTCGATACGTGCGTTGGCTTGCAAGTACGTTTCAACACTTGTGCATGGAGCATACCAAATGATTGTGTTGGCGGCGGTTAGTGTTAACCCGTGTGACGCCGCCTTCGGTTGGATGATTAATACTTTTGGTTCAGGTTGCTCTTGAAACTGCTTGACAATATCTGAGCGTCTGTTTACAGGAACCGAGCCGTTAATTACTTCACATGTAATGTTGTGCTTTACTAAATGCTTCTCGAGTAATTCAATCGTATGCGTAAACGGAACAAACACAAGCACCTTGTGGCTTGACTCTTCAATGACCTCTTGCACCACGTTAAGCCTATTGCTCACGTCGAACTCAATGACTTCGTTCGTATCCGTATACACCGCACCTCCAGCTATTTGCAGAAGTTTGTTAATTTGTACGGCAGCGTTAACGGCTGATACTTCTTCTCCAGCAGCCTCAATGAGCATCTGCTTCTTCAGTATGTTGTAGAACTTTAACTGCTGCGGTGTTAATGGTGCATCTCGTTCAACAAATGTAACGGGCGGCAGATCAAGGCAGTCGGCTTTCTCAAACCGGATAGCGGGTTGCAGTGCTTTGTGTACGATGAGTTGTGACGTTGGCTTGGGTATCCACTTATACATAGTGAGCTTCATCATCACTGTGTCTCGGAACTGACCAAAGAAAGGCGACACACCTTTGGGGTTCACAAGCTTTGCCAATCCGTAAGCATCCACAGGCGACTGCGCGGCAGGCGTACCCGTCAACATCCACAGACCCTTGATAACTTTTGTTAGGTCTCGTAGGTCTTTCCAACGCTCAGTCTGCGCGTTCTTATAGGCTGACGCTTCATCTACTACGATGAGGTCAAACCCGCCCGCAATGATTTCTTTCTTGACGATGCCAACGCCATCGAAGTTAATGATGACGAACTCGGCACCGGCATTCACAATTTCCTTACGCTTACGTGCGGCTCCATAAGCGACTACTACGGTTCGGTGAATGGCAAACTTAAACAGGTCGTTTTGCCAAGCCGACTTCATGATCGACAAGGGGCAGATCACTAACACTCGCTTCACTAATCCAAGGGTCATGAGGTAGTCGACTGCCCAAATTACTGATGCTGTCTTACCTGTACCTTGCTCGTTAAAACAGAAAGCCTTGCGGTTTGTTGTAAGGAACTCTGCTGTTGTCTTCTGATGTTCGAATGGTGTGAACCCCGGCGGACGGGGCCACGTGTACTCTGATAGGTTCATGTTGTCTTAATCTAATTCGGTTTTGTAGGGTGTCAAATTCAAATAAACTGGCGTCAAATTGGCCTCCATAAACGTCAAGGATGTTGTTACGCATTACGTCTACCCAATCAATCCAACCACTACCATGTAGAAGTAACCACTTCTGTTTTGGCGTCATTTTTTCTTACGTTCCTTGGTGCTTACTTCTGATACAACTTTGTGGTTTGAGCCACGTTTGAACGAACGATTGGCTGATGGGGTTTGAAGTTTGACTCCGTTCCCGTTTGTACCACCTTTAGATAGTGCCTTGATGTGAGCAACATCTTTTCCTTCGCGGACGTCAGCACGTCCATCTTTGTTTTTGTCTGCATTCTTTTTATCTATACCTTCTCTAGCACGCTGACGCTCTAAACGGTCTGGGCTTTCACCACGAGCGATCTGCTGCTGATATTCTTTTTTATATGGTCGGGGTTTGTTAACGTAGGGCATGGTCAGTATCCTTTTCTATGTGCGAGCGATTAAGCTCTTCGCGGGTTAAGCCAAAGTCTTCGGGGGTAGCTTCCCATAAAGGCTTGCGGCCTTCTTTCTGTATCAGATTCAACATCTGCCCGATGCTAATACTGATCTCCATCATCATTTTAGCTTTCTGCTCGGCAAAAATCACCCCCATTTGTCTAGCCACCTCCTCGTGCACAATCTTTGCGGCTACTTCCCGCACCCTGCGTCTAAGCTCATTTTCAAGAATCAGGGCTGTGTCTACTTCGTCATTGGGCATTTGCTGTGTCATGGGGTGCCTTATTTAGTCATTTGGTTTCTGATGATGTCTCTGATCCTCTGCTCAAAATCGAAGGTGTGCAGTAATCCGCTTTTGATATGGCCATGTATGGAGCTACTATAGTTGTGCAGTTCTTTGCATACAGTATCAATAATCAACTGCTTAACGTCGTCCTGCAGTTTCATGTAAGCGGCGGCGCTTGCTTTTTCTTCGTCTGTCATATTAGTCCCTTAAAATTCTTAACATTAAAGTATGCGTTAGGAGAATTGTGTTGTGGTCTTCGCATCTTGTAGCCGAGTGCTAGAGCCGCGCAAATAAACTCGCCGTTGGCTACGTACTGCTTCTTAGCTCGTTCTACTGCGTGCTTTAAAGCGTAACTGCTGAAATTGATGTTTATAGTCTTGCGTCGGTCAAGTCCATCATGCGCAAGTAGCCACTCGGCACAAAGGTTTACGGCTTCCATGCGAATCTCGCCTTCCCTGCTACCAAAACCATACTGAGTCAGGTCGGGGTACTTAGCTTTTACTTCTGCAACTTTGTCTTCAAACTCGTTAGCCATACTTTAGTTCCTGTTGTACTCACACTCCCGCACTGAGCAGAACTTGCACAGTGGGCCTTGGACGGGATTCCATACCCCGTTTTCTAACGCCGCCTCAATTCTTGCGACGTCTCGGGCGGCGGGCTCTATATACTTTGGCATCATCTCCGAATGATGGATAGCCCTCACGAATTCCTTGCTGACTACAAACAAGAGCGCCGACTTCACCCTTTTGATCTCCGGAAACTTGGCGAATAATCCACAAGCGACAAGATCGAGTTGCTTCACGTCCGCATATCTCGCACTCTTGCTCGTCTTGTAGTCTATGGAGTGTGCCGTCCCTGTTGTCCGATTGATAATCACCAAATCCGCTACCCCATGCCACCATACATTCGGAGCATCGAAGTCGCACGACTCTAAATTCTTCGTCAACCCAAGTTTTACTTCGCATAACTTATCCCCCGGGATACTTTTTAAAACATCTAAGGTAGCTTGCATATATGCAAACTGTTCAGGGATTGGCACTCCATCACGAATGTATTCCTCGGCTACAGTATGCGCTGTCTTTCCATACAGTGTTGCCTGTGTATCCGGCTCAACAATGTCCTTGGCTATCTTGGTGTGGTAGTACTTCTTAGGGCACTGCTGAAATGTTTTCAGGCTACTGAATGACCAAACAATACTCATTCTTCATCCCATATATCGTTAGGCCAAACTAGCACAGGGGTTTCAATTCCTAAGTAGCCGCCTTCAATGTTGAACTCAATAAACTCCCGCGCTTCCTCGGCATCCATGCCGTCTCGCATAAGGACTTCCCGTATTTTCTCTGCGTCATATACTAATACAGATACTTGCGTACTGTCACGCCAAATGCTTGCGGGCCCAATGATCGCTTCGTCATAGCCATCGTATTTAATCATTGCTTCATGCTCCGTATGTATACCGCAAAGCTTGCCATAGTGTCCTTCTCAAAGGCTTGCATCTTCTCAATTTCTTTGGCTACCTCCTCCAATACGTCGTTACGTACAGTGGGTAAATACTCAGGCAACGGATGCCCTGCCTGTTTGTAAGCTTCCTCGCGCCATAGTTGTGCTCGTTTCCTGTGGTACTCACAGTCTGGGCAGTCAGTCATTGTTCTTCTCCTTGAGTTTGGCTTGAATGGCTCGGGCTATCGCCACTTCTATTTTGCATTTTGAACAAGCACCACACACCCCGCATGGGCTTGACCCGTCATCGGACTCATCATAAATTTCATACAACTCTTCTTCCGTCAGCCCAACCCATCCACGCTCGGGCAACGGATGCCCTGCCTGCTTATAGGCTTCATCACGCCAAAGTTGCGCTCGTTTCCTGTGGTACTCACAGTTTGGGCAGTCAGTCATTGTTCTTCTCCTTGAGTTTGGCTTCGGCTTTATAAATAGCGCCTTGCACAGAATTACCAAGATGGCATCCTGCCGCAAAGTTGTTGACTTCATCGTTTGTCAGCCCTACCCATGTGCGCTGTGGTGGGGTGGTGTACAAAGCCACATCACCTTATTCGGGTTCAAGGCCAAGGTTTACACGCCAATCTTTTGCACCAGCATACGCATTGCCACGCATTACCAAAAGTTCTTTGGGGCTAATCCACGCCATAGG